TCATCTGTATAATACTTGTTAGTTGATCCCTCTGCTACATCATCTGTATCATGGTTGGATAGAGATGCGATAGTTGTTGGGATTGTGTATGAGATAACACCAGTAGAAGCATTGTATGCTAAGTCTCCACTTACACTGATGTGTCCACGAGTCCTTGCAGCAGTAGTAAAGAGATTAGTAGAACCTTCGGTTACGTTATCAGTATTAATGTCTGACTGAGTAACAGAAAGTTCTCCACCACCCGACAACTCGACACCTGTTCCGTAGGTGAAGTGAGTCCTCGTTCTAGCTGCAGTGGTGAAGAGGTTGGTAGATCCTTCAGTGAAGTTGTCAGTATTAAGATCTGACTGGACTGCACTTAAGGTGAGCATATTACCTGCATCATCATATGTTGCAGATATACCTGTTCCAGCATTGATTAGGTTGTTAACTCTATCATCTACCCTTTCGTTAGTGAAATACTTGTTAGATGACCCTTCTACCAAATCATCAGTATCATGGTTAGCAATACTACCAACCTGTGACTGGAAGAATGTTAATGCTCCAGTAACGTTTAAGTTACCTTGTACCTCGAAGTCAGTAGTTGACTTGAAGTTATTAACTGTAAGAGTATTAGTTGAAGGATTATAAGTTAAGTTGCTTGAGTCTGTCCTGATTTCAGTGTTACCTGTGTTAGCAGAAACGAAAGTAGGATAGTATGTCAAGTTTGATGTAGCAGTCTCAGTTACGTCAACCAACGATGCTGTGTCTGCATTACCTGTTAGGTCACCAGTTACATTACCAGTGATCTGTCCTGTTACACCAAGTGTGCCACCTATGGTGGTGTTGTTTGTTACAGCAAGAGTGCCAAGAGTTGAAGTACCAGTTATCTCAGCATTACCAGATGTTGAGTGTAAGGTAATCTTATCTGTGCCAGATCCATTCTGAAGTTTTAATGTCTTACTACCACCTTTTAATGTAACACTATCTTTGAATAAAGAGGTTGTGTCAACAGTAAGTGTGCCATCTATCTGGGCATTACCATCTACATTAAGGTCAGAATCAAAGTCTACATTCTGTGTTACCTGTAAGGTATCATCGATGATTGTGCGTCCAGCAACATCAAGTGTGCCGTCTATAGTAGTATTACCAGTAGCACCTGCAACAATAAACTTGCTGGTGTTAACGATAATCGATCCAGAGATGTTAGCGTTGGATGATAGGTTAAGTGTACCTACATCAGCAATACCTAGAGTAGTTGTACCAGTGACACCTAGTGTGCCTCCGATAAGAGTATTACCTGTTGTACCAACAATGGAGAATGATGGAGCATTGTTTGGACCCATGTAGAAGTCTTCACCTAAGAAGACATCCTTATTAATTACCGCACCACCTGTAACCTGTAGTGCAGCAGCACCTATAAGGTTAGAAGGATTAGTAGCATTAGTGATGGAGGTAATACCAGTAACACCAAGAGTATTAGTGATATTTGTAGCACCATTAACGTCGAGCGTTCCTTGAATATCTGTGTTACCAGATGCCGATTGGACTGTAAACTTGTCTGTGCCATCATCTAACTGTATAGCGAATTCTTTATCGTCAGCATTCAATACAACATTGTTTTGGAATGTTGCAACACCATCTACATTCAGAGTGCTATCTAAATCAGTTGCACCTGTGACATTGAATGTATCATCAATAGTTGTAGCACCTTCTACGTTGAGAGTGCCTTGAATATCTGTATTACCATTGTCAGTATCAATGCTGACCTTGGTTAGTCCAGCAGCAGTCTGAATCTGGACAAGTTTGTTATCAGCCTTGACTGTTAGACCGTCTGTAATAGTAGTAAGACCATCAATATCTGCTGTGCCATTAACAGTTACGTTATCATCAATAACTGTCTCACCAGTAGCAGAGTCAAGAGTTAAGTTACCTGATGCAGTATCAACTTCAGAAGCACCAGATACACCCAACTGCACGTTATCAGCAGTAATATCAGTAGATGTAATTGCCTGATTGAATGTTACTGTACCTGTGAAGGCATGAGCATCACCAGAGTTGTTACCAATCTGTGTATTACCATCTACATCTAAGGTGCCAGTGACTGTGAGGTTATCATCGACTTGAGTTTCTCCAGTTGCGGAGTCGAGTATGAGATTGACTCCAGTAGTAGTGCTAATTTCACCATCAGAATCCACGCCAATGGTAACAGAATCAGCTGTGATATCTGTGGAGGTGATTGCTTGGTTGAACTGAACTGTACCAGTAAAGCTATGAGCGTCACCAGAAGCATTGCCGATAGTAGTATTCCCGTCAACTGTAAGGGTACCATCGACCTTAGTATTTCCATCTACATTTAAGTTATTATCTACATCTAGATCATCTGTGACATTAACTGTGCCACCATCAGAGTCTAATATTAAGTTGCCAGAAGTAGTGCTAATTTCATTAGTGCCATCTACACCGATCTGGACGTTATCAGCAGTGATATCTGTTGATGTAATTGCTTGGTTAAACTGGACTACACCTGTAATTACATGTGAGTCACCAGAGGCATTACCAATAGTTGCATTACCATCTACCTGTAATGTACCTTGGACAACTGTGTTACCAGTAGAAGCAGCAACTGTAAATTTCTGTGTGTTAACAGCAAAGTCATCTGTGACATCAAGTGTTCCTGTTATATCAGCATTACCACCGACAGAAGCATGTGATGTTACATCAAGAATTGCTCCAACATATAAGTTAAGACCAATACCAGCACCACCACCTACGATTAATGTACCTGAAGATGCAGATGATGAATTAGTCGTATCAAATAGTTTTACAGATCCAGCATCAATACCTGATCTATTACCTGAGAATGCTTCAGAGCTATTAGTTGCATTATGATAGAAAGCAAATCTACTAGCAGAGTTATCCCATCCGAAGAATCCAAGTCTTGCTGAAGTGTCATAGTATCTGAATTCAATACCACGATCCTTAGCGTCATTACTACCTGGTGCTGTATCACCACCTAAAGTGAATACAGGGTCATCTACTGTAACTACGGTACTATTCACAGTAGTTGTAGTACCATTAACTGTGAGGTTACCTTCAACTAATGCGTTAGTGTTAACTGTCAGCGATCCATCAACTGTGACATCATCAGTAAACTGAGATACTGCATTGACTGTAAGTACGTCAGTGTTAGCATCACCAATGGTTGTTAGTGCACCAGTTATATTAACTTCACGATTTAATTCTACGTCACCATGGACAGTTAATGTACCAGCAGTACCGCTACCCTGACCAACACGACCAATAGTTGTATTACCACTCTCTCCTAATATTTCAAATTCAACCGTATCATTAGTAGCGACCTTACCAACATAGAAGTCGTCACCAACATATAGATCTTGTACAATACCTGCACCACCAGCAACCCTTAAGTTAGACGCAGGGTCATTAGCGAATGTTGGGTTATGTTGTGTAGTAGCACCAAAGTAACCATGATATAAAACATCAAGGTTATTCATTAATGATGGACGGCCTCTTCCAGTGCCGTCATCCTTAACTACGATCCTATCGGCAACATATAGATCAGTCCCGATACGGACATCTTTATCGATATTAACGCCACCAGCGAAAGTAGCATTACCAGCAGTGGAAAGGGTAATGTCTGATTCAGATGAAGACGCATCAACTGCAATATTGTTAGTACGCTCAAAAGTATTGAAGCCACCAATATTAAGACTACCCTCAATATCGGTATTTCCGTTAGTAGTGGAAATTGTGAACTTGGTAGCAGATCCATTTGTTATTGTAAAATTCTTACCAGTGACATCCATTAGGAAGTCATTATGGAATACTACGTCACCATCTACATCTAACTCAGCATTAAAGGTTACGTTATCATCAACATCAAGAGTGCTATTAAACGTTACTCCACTATCTACATCCAGAGTACCATCTGTATGGACGTTACCATTGTCAGTATCTACATCGAATACACTGACACCAGCAGCAGTCTGGATATCAAATTTCTTATTGTCTGCTTTAATAATGAGGTTGTCTGTGATCTCAGTCTCTAACTGAATATCAACTGTACCCTCAATGACTGTATTACCATTGTCGTAATCTACAGTAAACTTATCTACACCAGCATTATTCTGGATGTTAAATGATTTGTTATCTGCTTTAAAGATTACATTATTATTTACCTCTGTTTGTCCAGCAATAGTAGTGGTACCACCGACATGGACATTCTCACTTATACCAACACCACCCGTTACGACCAGAGTCCCCGTAGTGGTCGAGGTAGATCCTGTGTTTGTTGTGAGAGCGAGGTTTCCAGCAATGACAGGAGCATCAGTGCCAGAGAAAATTTCAGATGAGTTGGTGGCATCGACGAGGAACCTAAAGCCGCCAGTGCCTGACCATATATTAGAGTTTGCATAACTTGAATCCCAACCAAAGAATCCTACTCTTGCAGAACTACTTTGGTAATATCTAAATTCTATACCACGATCAAGGTTATCTGCAACTGTAGGTGCTGTATCTCCACCTAATGTAATAATAGGATCGTCTACAGTTAATGTAGTACTGTTAACTGTGGTAGTTGTACCTTGTACTAAGAGGTCACCCCAGATCTCAACAACACCAGATGAGGAATCATTGGTATCATTAGGATCAAGGATCATGTTACCTACAGGATCACATGCTAAAACGTTTTGTTTAGTATGGAAATTCTCGAAACAAACACGACCATGATTATATGCACCTGACGCATCAGTAGCATGAAGTGTTATACCATCCTCAGCACGTATGTTTAATCTAGATGAACCTGCTCCAGCGTTAGTAATCTGAATATCAAGTATTCTATCATCATCTGAATTCTGAGTACTCTTAATCCATAGATCTCCATCACCAGTCTTATCAACAGTCTGTGTCCATCCACCATCAAGTATAAGATCTGGATCACTGAATAATGTCTTTACATTAATATCAAGTTCACCTGCACCACCATCAGTAATAGCAAAACTATCACCTTGACCTGTGTGATGATGACACCAATAGTATAATGTATTAGGTGCTTCAACCTGCACCTCCCATTCCATACTACGAGTAGTCGCTGCATTGAATCCAGTGGTGTATCCCATCATGTTGACGACAACACCATCCAACTTATAGGTGATGCCCTTCATATAATGGTCATTACCATTATGCTCACCATCACTACCATCGGAAACCATTAGAGGATGATTTGCACCACCAAATGTTTCATTGGTAGAATCATCCTGATTAAAGATATACTTAACACCTCTCTTAAGAGAGAAGTTTGAAGGAGTCTCTACTCCATCTAAGTAGAATACACCTGTTGCTTGTCCACCTACTGTGTCTGTGCCTACAGTAACAGCAACTTCCTGTACCGCTAACTGAGTACCACCAGATCCATCTCCAGTATTATTAGCACCTACAAGAAGGTTACCTCCAGTATCATTTACCTTAGTATAATTAAGATAGTTAAATCCTCTATAACCAGTAATAGGAGTTAATTCTTGGTCTAGCTCAAAATGCTCATGTGTATTACCATCAGCAAAAGAGACTCTATTATTTTGTAATTGTGTGTTATCTACACCTGCTTGTGCGATGGTTACAAAACCACCTTCTATACTGTTACCATTATCCCATGCGGTAACATCAAAATCTTCTTGGTTAAAGGATGCTAGTCCCTTCTGAGGTGCTAGTCCTGATCCTAAGTATCTCCAAGACCCTGTATCTGATGTATCACTATGTGATGGTTCACCACCTCCAGCAGCGATATCAGCAATTGCCTGATAAAGTTTATCAGTACTATTCTTTACAGTATCGTATCTTGAATAGGTTGCTGCGTTATCATATGCAGCAGTTAATGTACCTTCTTTAGCAGTAGCAATAGCAGAGGTCTGAGCATAAGTCAGACGACCATATCTATCTACTGTGAAGTTAGTTGTGTTAACAGTCTCATCACCTGTAGTTGCAGATATTAAAGGTGTGTCTAAGTTACCTATTGGGTTATAGGTACCGACAACAACTGTAGTATCAGCAAGGTCAATGTATGGGTTAGATGACTGACCATTACCATTCTGTACAATAATACGGTTCGCACCACCAGTAATAGATCTACTAACAATAGTACCTTCTGCTTGTCTTGATAAGAGACCAAAGGTGGTCATACTTGCAAGAGAAGTTAGATCTGTATCTAATGGTTGTGCGTCAGCAATTCCATACGCAGCAAGAGTTGTTGGGTTAGAGGCATCAATAATTCTACCTCTGGAGTCAACTGTTACCTGACTGTATGTACCTTGAGCATCTAGATCATTAGGATCATAATGAGGTAGAGCAACAACATAGTTCAATTCAGCAGTGATGGTTAAGTTCGAGGATCCATCGAACGTACCACTACCCGACATATCACCACCAAGTGCGATAGATCGGGCATTTGCTAGTCGTGTTGCGGTTGCTGCGTTACCGATAATAGAAGCGGTGATAGCACCTGCTTCAAAGTTACCGTCAGCATCTCTCTTTACTAGAGTATTTGCAGTGTTTGATTCCGTTTCTAATGGTCTCTCATACTTTAGAGAGTTCCATGAGGTAACACCATCTCCTATCTTCAGTCGAGAAGTATCTATTTCGATACCTAACTCACCCTGAGCTAAGATTGGGTTGACGTTCGCCCACTGCTGTGCACCGTCACGTCTTAATTGTATTCTATTTGCCATTGCTTATAAGGATCCTAGCACTGCATACAGTCTTACTGGTTTATTTATATCACTCAGCAGCAGTGGTAGTCTCCTCTTTAGTTCCTTCCTCCTCTGGGGGATTTAGATACTCTAGTGTCTCAATGGCACCAAGAAGTTTTAACGCTGTTGCTTCATTATCTTTGATCTTTTTTGATAACTGATTGTTTTCATTTATCAAATTTTGATATCTTTCTTTGAATTCTCCTACTAGTACTGCAGGATCTTTTGTTTCGGTCACATCAGCTGGCATTTTTTCTCTCCACTAAATTTTGTAATAATGATTTAATATCACTTATATCAGATTTTAATCCATCAACGTCATTTTGTAAAGTGTTGAAATCGTCTTCCTTCTTCTGTCTCTTGTTAAATGAAGCCATATACTCATCATATTGAGTTTGGTTACAATTTACAATAGCATTAGAATCGGGATCACGATACCAACCATCGTGGCCGTCAACTGGGATTAGGTCATCCTTAAAGATTTTGATATGGTCTTCAGGATTTTGGGACTTGACATCTGTCATAATAATAATTATAATCAACCATGTAAGGGTTGGGGTTGAGGTTCTATGTAGCTAAGGCAATAGCACGTAGATCAGCAATCAGAGGCACACGTGCCTGATTCTTAGATCTCATAACAATCTTAACCTGGAAAGCATTGAAATTTAAACCTCGCACTTCGTATGCATAGTCCTTCCAAAGAGGCTCATCTGAAGGAGTAGAGTCATATGCCTGTCCTTGTGAGTCATTAGATGGAGCACCGACATATGTCCAACCAATCGTATTAGGATCAGCAGTATCACCTGTCTTAAATGCACGATAATATACTTTAATTTCAGTACTTGGATGTCTAGTTATCTGGAAGTCGATCTTAAGTGATCTGGCCTCAGAACCTAGGCGAGCGAGACGTGTTAGATACACGGCATCGTTTTGATCTCCTGTTGGTAGGACTGATACATCCATTGTCCTATCAATTTGTCCTTGCTGTCCATAAGGAGCAGGACCACCAGGCCACCAGTTGATTCGGTTGGTAGTTGTGATCAATGACAATCTATCCAAGTCAATACAAGGAGAGAATTTATCAGACTCAGAAGTTAAAGTCAGTGCCATAGTCAACGACTTATTACCATCCAATTTATTTTGCTCGTTGATCTTAGACGCAATCATTTGAGGACTTGTGAAAGCATTTTCCTCATTTAATACGATGTCAAGATACTGACCATTGTTAACAAATGATGATTGGTCACGAGCAGATGATGCACCCTCACCACCACCATCTCCAACAGAGGTAGCAGTAGTAGTATTAATACGAGCAGTTATCTCAGTATCTGGCAGTACCATAGTAGATACGGTAGGTGTCAGAGTTTCAAACTGGACGTTTTGAGATGACCATACATCAGCACCACCACCTCTAATACCATTAGTTGCAACATGCTCAACCTGTAACATGAATGTATCCAACCATGGACACTCAATAGAACTATGGACTTTATTGATTTCTGTTAAAGGTATGCCATCTAGGTTATAGCATTCAACTATAGATCCAGAAGCATGCTCTACATCAGCAGTACCACTGTTACCTCTACCAGAGTTAGCAACTGTAATTACTTGTCCGTTAGCAGAGATGCTGCTGTACTGGATGATCTCATCATTAATCTTAAGATAACCTGGATTTAAGTTATCGATTGCAGCACCACCAATGATCTGGTGGAATTGAGATGCATCAGTAACCTGTATAGAAGTACCTGCTTGAGACAGAGTAGTTGTCAAGGTTGTATGAGGCACCTCAGATATTACACCCTCAATCTCTACGTTGTTGGTACGTTGATGCATACCATGGTTTCTACAAGAGATTGCGATTTCCTTATCGTCTGAAGGATATGAAGGAGTTGCAGTTGGATATGCAACATAAGAGTCACCACTATAAGAGATACTTGTAATGGTAGCACTTGTGCCTCCTGGCTCTGATAATGTATCACTAACATCAAATGCTTTAGTGATATAGTTTAGAGTCAATGTGCTAGTACCTGCATCATATTCTGTTACTATACCAGTAGCAGCAGATGTAGATCCACTAACTACGTCACCTACTTCAAATACACCGTTGTAGATAGCAGATAGTACTATAGTTGATACTGACTGAGATGAAGCAAGACCTTGGAATGGGTCACCGTTAGCATCTAAGAAACCTGCTGCGAATGCACCATCTATATCTGTAATGGTTATCTTCTCAGGGTCTGAGTTAGCATCAAATTCTTTAATGGTAGCAGATGCACCAGATGGACTCTGTGTGATTCTTGCACCGATAGTAAAGTTAAAGTTTTGACCAGCTGGAAGTGTTAGTAACTGAGTTGGTTTCAAGGTTAAGATAGGATTCTCAATAAGGTTGTGAATACCACCGTTACCTTTACCTAATTCTGCGTTATTAAGTATTGCAGTACCTGACAATTCAGTAAACTTAGCACGATAGACAGTAAACTTCATGTCTTCATACTGGTCTGCTGTCCAAGTAGATGCGTTTTGTGACTTGAATAACACACCTGCATATGGCTGCTCAGATATTGTCCTAGTACCAGAGACATCAACGTCACCCATTCTGGAGATCCAGACTTGATATTCGTTAGAGTCAGATAGTAATACGAAACAATATTCAGTAGATGCCTTAATGTATACAGGGGATCTGAATGTGAAACGAGATGCAATCGCTGCATTGTCTGACAATTCAATCTGATCAGGTGTAATTGTTACGTCAGAGAAAGGAAGAATATCCTTAGTAGGATAACCATTCTCCATAGTCCTGATCTGCATAGAGATAGGAATGTTAGTATCTTTGGTCTTGAAGAATACATCAATACCAGTTAAGAATACACCACCCTCATCATCAACAATGAATGATTGAGCAAGAGGGTCATACCAACCAATCTGTCTTGTCTCAGTCCTAGTTGTGATAACCTGTCTAGTATCTGAAACGGTATCTTTAACCAATTCAGCATTTCTAACTGCTAAGATATTCTCTCTAACAGTCTTCAATGTACCTTGTGCTGAGTATGTGGTATCAGCAGATGAATCTACCTCTCCACTCGCCTTACTGTTCGTCGATGACGTTGTGAATCGGAATGTCCTTGTACCTGTAGCCCAACGAGGGTTTGAATCGTTACCTGGGTTAGGAATAAAGAATGATCCTTTGAAACTTCCAACATTGTCTGTAAGTAAACGACGGTCTTTAACAACTGCACGTGCACCAGATGTCTGTCCTACCAATACTTCTCCGACATTCATATTGCCGTAGTAGTTAGGGTTGACACTCTCTGATAGAGATGCAGTATCAATATTAATATAAGGTGTCTGCGATGCATAAGACTCTGCTAATGTCGCAGTACCTGTTCCATATGGGTCAGTCTTGTATCCATCATTTGCTGGAGCAACCTTAAATCTACATCCTGAGATACTACCAACTACAGTCTCACCTTCAACGAAAGGTGTCTCGTTAGTTTGTGGATCAGCAGTAGATGATTTAACAATCTCAATAACTTTAGGTGTGATATAAGTTGTAACATTAACACCATCAAAGAATGCATAGATTCTTGTGCGTGGCTTCATCCTATCACAGTTGAATGAAACGTTACGAGATCTAATCCAAGGAATCGCTGTTTGTGATAACTGTGTATCTCCTAAAGATTTCTTATCAATCTTAGCAACAACACGAGTCTTAATACCCTGTCTTGCTTGGTTATTAACAACCCTCCAAGTACGTCTTTCATGTACGAATAGAGGCTGTCTTCCTTGTCCGTGACCTAATCTACCGAGTCTACGACCACCTGCACTGAATGATCCAGATCTGTTTCTAAACTGTGAGGTAGATTGTAATGATTCACCTGTCCAGTTGGTCTTCCATGATCCCCACTGAATAGGAGCAAATCCATTCTGGTCAACTTGTAAGTCTCTTGATACAGCAGAGAAGTCACCTTCTACGTTCTCAACACGTGCTGGTAATCTCTTGATGTCAACCCAGTCATCAGATGCAGGAGTTAAGTCAATACGACCAATGAAAGTAAACACGTTAAATGGGTTTACATTCTCTACTCTAGATGCATATGGTTGTGTAATGATTGCTAGATCTTCCCATGGTAACAATGCCATGTTACCAGGAGTCTTAACAATATTACTTGAAGCACCAAGGTTTAATTCAAGTGGGACGTTAGTTGTGTAGTGGGATGGTCTAAGGAATCCATTCTTGAAGTCGAGAGAGCATTTGTAGTCAACTGAGAAAACGTCACCAACGTTGTGATCGGTAAAGTCATCAACAACGTAACCATTCTTAAGACGGTCAAATCCGTTATCATCATAAGTCTTAGTATTTTCTGCTTGTGATTCTAATAGAGATAGAGATGTGTAGTACTCTACATGCTCTAGTCTTGTCTCAAGATCACCGATATCCTTCATGGTATATCGTCTAATAATCTCAGGACTGATTAGAATATCTCTTTCTACATCATATGTAAATGGACGGTATTCAATCTGTGCTAATAACATAGCATTCTGAATTCCATCAGGGGGTGGTAGATCCTCAGAGGATACACCCTTAACTATCTTAAGTTGGTTATCATGTGTCAAGTATAACTTGTCAGCACGAGGGAGATAGTATGAGTAATCCATACGGATCTCAGTATTCACCTTCGGTATATCGAAGATGGTTGATCCTCCAGTACCTCCAGAGGTATCAAACTGTCTAGCAGCAAAGTCTAGTGATGCACAGTTAACATAGAAAGGAGCAGTAACTGTACCTGACCCAGATGCTAATTCACCTACACCTGGACGGAAATCTACTTGGTCTCTTAGGAAGTTAATAGATCCATCAAGTTTATAGGTTGGAATATCTTTGTAACTAATACCAGTATATGATTGTGATGAGAAGTAATCTCCAGATGATTCATGGATGAAGTAATCAAAGATGATTAACATCTTACGAATAGGTGGAGTATACTGTGGATACCTACTGATCTTACACACATCATAGTAGTGTGCTTTCTGACCTGGATCTAAAGTAAATTGTGTGGTAATAACTTTACTACCTCTGAATACTGATCCTTCAGCATCATCAACGAATGCTGATAGTGGAATTCCATCATCATCTACACCCTCAACAGTCTCACCAGCAGCAAATGGAATCTCATTTAACTGGACATAGTATAGTCTTAGAGTAGAGTTGATAAACTGAATAACTCTACCACGAGCACCAGATGTCTTACCTATAATAACTGTGCCGTTATCAAAGAAGGTTGACTCTGTTAATACAATATAAGGAGGTGATGCATCGCTATCATTCTCTGACTCATATACAGCATGTACTTTGTATACATCATTAAGAGCAAATGATATCTCTTCATCTTCAATACGTGTGCCATATAGGTTACCATATGCCAAACCATATTTTTGTTGGTCGTTGTTAATACGAGTGCGGATAACTTTCAACGCTCTCATCTTAGCAGCAGTCTTAATCTTCTTACTGACGATATTCTTAGATACCAATGCAGTTAGTTTGATAGTAGATACGTTAGCAAGACCATCAATAGTAATTGACTGTCTATCAGCACCAAAGGTAACTGTCAAAGTACCAGCAGTGTTAAGTGAATCTATATCTAAGTTTTCTCCAACTGACCATGCAGATCCTGATTCTGCAATGATAGTTAGAATATAGTTTTCATCGTCAAGTGTTGCAAACTGCTCTGATTCTGGTAGTGATACAGTAACACCACCTGATACAACAGTCTTATTAGTGAATGTCCTGAATACAAAGAATGATTCGTCAGAGATTGACTTCATCGATGTACGTGGACAGTCAATAGATAGCTCACCATTCTGGTAGTCTTTCTGGAAGATGAATGGTCTCATACGTGCAAGAGCACTTACTTCCCCATCATTAACAGTACCTTTCTTCAGACCAACTTCTAGTAATGCATACTGGTTTAAGTAGTCAAAAATATACGACGACTGACCTGTAGCAGCATTTGTAGCTGAAGTATTAATTGCAGTAACATCAACTGTTGCAATTCTAAGAGTATTCTCACCCTCTTCAGATGTATTAGTTGGTGTGACAACATCTCCTGGACGTAAGTCTTGTGCAAACTTAGATCTAAATCCTTCTAATCTACTATTACCTGCTTGATCGATAGTAATAGTTGTGCCTTCAATGATTCTTACATCATTAAGCATTAAGTTAGCACCAAAGATAATAGCATTACCTGTGTTTCTACCAACTACATGTCTACCATCAGTTAGGTTGAATGTATGTGCTGCCTCTAGAGTACCAATAACTCGGCCATCACGCTCGATAACCTCGCCATTTTGGAAGACCCCTGAGACTTGCTCTAGTCTACAGTTGGTACCTGATCCTTGCTCTGCAACGAAACCTGTTGCCTGAGATGTCCTTCCCTTGAGTAAATCACCCACCTGTACGGAGTTATTACCTGCTGCAAAGTTGATTGCAGTAAACATTTGGGCATCAAATATCCACAAATCCCAGACACCATTTATGTTAGTCTCTTGAATCTGGACTGTGCGACACCTACCAATGAGTGTACCTTGGACACTATTAGTAGTGTTTAATGTCCAATCATCATATATCTCTAAGGTTTGATATGCAGATGTAACACCTTCACCAGTTAGGTCGGGCCATCCATACACATCATAAACTTTTACATACTGTCCTAATCTGAATGGTAGGATAGTATTTTGTACTGAAGCAAAGTCTCTTGGTTTAGGAGCATCCACATATTGTGGCACTAAGAATTCTGTCCTATAACCTTTAACATATGCACGTCCTGGAGATACCTCAAATGCTACTAAATCATCTGATGCTAACTGTCCACCAGAGGTAGTATCACCTGCACGGTATACACCATTGTTGAAACCATCATCAAGACTCTCTCTTGCCTTAACTGTGAAGGTATCAATTACATAGTCTCCACTTTCTTCAAAGGTTCTTCTTGCGAGTGATCGCTCAAGTTCTGAATAAGCAGTGTGCGTAACAAACTGTTCAACCTTTGAGTTGTTGATACGAAGTAATTCAATGAAGTTCTTATCGGTCTCATCATTGATTGGCTTCTTAGTGAGAGTAGTTTTAATTCTAAATCTGTGACCACCTGGAGCAGAGTAATTAGATGTACCTGCTGCATTATCATTAAGTGATGGATCGTCTTCTGGTGTAACGATTGACTCACTGACCTCAAGTCCAACTCTGTAAGATGGGTTGTTGTCGTATTGATCAAGGATAAGATATGAGCTTGGAACATCAACGAAATGACCTCTGATAAAGTACACACCAGCATTAATGTATGCAGTAGATGCTACCGCAGTTGCATTAACTGGCAATAACTGAGCAAATGGTGATCCGACTTCAATCAGTGTAGTCCCGAAGGTGATTTCATTTTCGGCCAATAATTGCTCGTTGGGCTGAAAAGTCTTGAGGGTAGTGTCACTTGTGGTGTCACCTGACTCAACATACTTAACGTACAGAGTAACATAACCCTTAGTAGACTCTGTAGAGGGGATAGAATATAATACCTTTGCCTTAATACCTGTAGTAATACCCTCAATAATCTGTCCAGTTAACTGGGTACGATACGTCTCAACGTCTACCCCTAGGAATGATTGTTGGAGTACAATTGCTTGCACCTGAAGGTCATAACCCACCTGACCTGGTATAACCATACTTCCTTCTTTGAAGAAGTGTTGTCCGACAGACTCCAACTGGTTTTGCAGTATGGACTGCATGGTCGTGAGCTCACGTGCCTGTATCGGATATCCTGGTCTAAAGAGGACTCTGTAAAAATTCTTGTCCTTATCGAAGTCATCAAAGTAAGGACTAATGTTTAAATTAGTATTCTGTGGCATGTCTTTAGAACTCGATTACGATTTTGATGTCTTCAATTTGGTCTCCAGCACGAGTAATTGCTCCTCTGTTATCTATGTAGATGACATCGCCTGAGTTAGGATCAACTTCTGCTTTTGCATAACCATTAGTAAATGCCATACCTAGGTCATACTCAGCATTGTTAATAACCCTCGTGGAGGATCCAGAAACAATGGGGAAGTTAATATCTGGGTCAGCAGATGCACCTGAGATAGCACCCACAATTGGGTTACCACCTTCAAACTCGATTAAGTTACCAGTGAATTCAGGGAAGATACCATCAATTCTATTCTGATAATACTTAAGCACTTTTGTAGTTGCATTCCATGATATAACACGTCCTCTTGCCGTTACCTGTTGACCACCAACAGTACGAGACTGGGTTATAATCTCGTCAGTCTGGAAGTTTCCAGTAAACGTAGGTGCAAATATTGCAGCCTTTGTGGCACTTAATGTCAGGTCAGACGTTAATTCCTGAGTACCAAACTTGTTAGGATTAATTACCAAACCAATACGACGATAGTCGTTATCAGTTGGGAAGTCACCAGATCCTTCATCGTAGGTGAACTTAGTGTTAATCATTACACGGAAACCACCCAATTCAGTTGCAGGGGATTTACCATGTCCTCCTACTGGAGGTATGACAACCTCAACGCTACCACCAGTACCTGTTCCAGCACCAATACCATTGACTTCATCGATGATTACTTTACCAAAGGTGTATCCAGATCCACCAGATGTAACAGTAGCAGATGCAATACGACCACCATCTACAACAAGTGAAACCCTACCACCAACTCCGTCTCCTTTAATAGGGACGTTTTCATAGGTACCGTTGTTATAACCCGCACCAGATGATCCAATAACAATAGTATCAATCTCTCCACCGATAGCATCCGCCACAACAGCAGTGTCAAATAACACTGGCATGTATTCGTTGGAGAAGAATTTTAAGACTTGACCAACAGGGATCGTAAACATATACTTCCAACGGTAACCATCAGCAGTTGTGATAATTGAAGTGGAGGTGCCAGTAGGCTCAACAGTACTAGGTTTACCATTAGGATCACTAGGACTGGTGCCGTTGTATATGCACTTGTAAACTTGATAAGACGAGTTAACAACGTAGAAATCTGCGTCGTAAAGTTTGGTAGCACCCGACGATGCCGTTTTAGTCGAGGAGTAATCATGACGATACATATCATAAACATAACCCAGACCACCAGTGGTTTGCTCTGGGGGAATCCAGTCAGTACGACGGATAACCTGAATGGTGTCATTTGCTAACACCCTCTTCAGGGAGATCATATCCGAATAGTCATCGGAAAATTCTTGGAATGAATCTACTGGGTCTGGAGGTGCGTTTTCGTTATCCCATGGTTGTGGTCTACCGATAAACACATAAAGGCGATCCCGACTAGTACCCGCTTCCAGGTCAGACTGAGTAGGATTTGGCCCTTCAAGTGCCTTCCTGAACCTTTCGGCAGTAAATATTCTAAATTGGTCGGTAAGTAATGCCATTACTATACAATTGCCTTCTTTTTATTTATGTGGGTTATTCACCCTCGTTTCGGGAGAATGTATTATATTCAACAGCTTTGATGTTGGCTAATGCTCCAGAAGTATTACCTCTAAGCACTTCACCTACATTAAACTTGTAAGTGTCACCATTAGGTATTAAACTCTTAACACTAATAGTGTATTGACCTGTCTTAGGTCCAGATATCCTACTAACAGAAGTGCACTTAACACCAGTTGTAACACCTTCTAATTGCTCTGCACCCGAAGGACTGCTCTCAACGGTATGTAGGTTCTGTGTAGTATATTCTATAATTATATCAGCAGTAGATGTATGAGTATCACCATCTCCTAATTGACCAGCAGACTGTACTGTTGCAACTAATGCATTCTGACTACCGTCATATATCTGATCCCCTATCTGTAATAGGGTGGTGTTTTGTCCACCAAGAGTCTCCTCTATACCATATTTAGACGATGCAATACCACCATCTAGATTAATCTGGTTTTCAAAGTCTGTACCAGTGTTAACAAGGTCAATGATACCATCACCAAATCTTTGTACACCTTCACTATCAGTATACTCTTCATCATCATCTTCAAATGCTCTATTTAGGATGAGTCCTAGTGGTACAGTGAAAGTAACAATGTCACTTCCTTCCTTTTCAACTAAAACGTGAGGCTCAATACCTGTGCCAGATGATCCAGAAGTACCTGCAACGAATGCTATATTCTTTGCTTTCTCATTAGATCTACCAGCATCAATGAATGCTAATTCATCAACCTCAAAGGTTAAGTAGAGTGCTCTTTGAGCAACATCCCAGTCATATACAATAGCAACTCGGTTGTTAGATGACTCTTCAACCCTTCTTACTTTGTCAGTAACACTAAAACTATAAGCAGATAACCCAGTATTAGGATCATCCTGTAAGTTATCTAATATAACCTTCTGGTCAAAACGGAAGTTAATACCTCTATCACATCCAGTGAAAGCATCGTATGTTGCACCGTCTACACCAGCTTCAAGTTTACCTGTATATCTAACTAACTCTCTACCAAGTAGGATTTTACCTGAACCTGGGAAAGGAGCAGTAGTTTCAACTGGTATTTCTGTTTGACTTGATGTTAGATCAGATGTTATACCTGTAAGGTTATATGTAACTGCATTTAACGACTGTCTAACTCTTGCTTCTCTAATAAGGTTAGTATCCCTAGTAAAGATAATCTCTGGAGGTGTGCTATATCCACCGCCACCTGCCAAGAGGTCAATGTTTGTAATCTTTCCGAGGTTGATAAACGCTTCGGCCGTTGCACCAGATCCACCGCCTTTTATTATCTGTATAAGAGGAGGATCTTCAAAGAATTCACCCTGATTTGTTAGAGTAATAGATGTAACCTGACCGAATGGATTAACAGCAGCAACACCAGTTGCACCCTGTCCTCCACCACCTGAAATGATAAGGTTAACGTCCTCTTCAGTGTAGTTTCTACCTTGCTCTTCAATAGAAAGACCAGTTATCAATCCTGTTACTGGTACTAATTCAGACCCTGATCCACCACCACCTTCAATACGAGCAGTAGCATTAAAATAACCATCACCAGGTGTGGTCATCTGAATGAAATCTATACTACCATCTTCCTTAAGGTAGACTATACCATCTGCATGGTTATCTGAACCATCATCTTCAATTACCAATTTCAATGGGTTATATCCTTCACCAGGATCTAACACCTCAACAGCAGTAATCTCCCCTGCTTCACCTTCTATGACAGGTCTCAATACAGCATCACGAATAGGTGTGCCACAATTTTCAATACGAAGTCTAGGTGGATCATTAGGATCATATCCACTCCCAGGATTAATCACATAGACATCCCTCACCCCTGATATACTATTAAATACAGGGAAGATTTGTGCTCCAGATCCAGGGACTGTTCTTGCCATATTAGACGATTACTATATTACCAACCATTGCAGGATGGAGTGTGCATTGATAAACATAGGTTGTGCCAGCAGAAACATTTTGAGGCACAGTATAATATTGGACTCCTGTAGTAGATCCAGTAACACCAACAGATAGAGCAGCACCACCTGCTGACTGTCTTAATTCAAATGGGTGTGCTACACCTGGACCTGAGTTGTCAAATCTGTATGTAAATCCTCTATAAACATAGATTGTTGGATTATTTGCGGATGAATCCATACCACCACCTGAGAATTGATAGTCAGACATGGTAGGTGCAGTAACTGTAAAACCAACTGTAGGACTCTCTACAGGATCCCATGAAGTACCATTGTATACGATATTATCATTATTGGATGGAGTAGAAGAGGTATAAAGATCTGCGTTTATAGTCAACGTGTCTGCTGTTGCAACAGTTGCAACTCCATTACCACCCGCTACGGTTAATGTAGTAGTTGCACTTCCAGCAGCAGTTGTACCACTATCACCAGCAATTGTCTGGAATATATTCTGTGATACGTTTGGAGCATCATTGGTGATTGTAAGGTTATCACCTGATATAGCAGTGCTTATACCAGTGCCACCAAGTAAATTAATAGTAGCAGTAGTGCTACTTGCTGTCTTATTTCCCGAATCACTTCCAATTACACCATAGGCATTTTGGTTTGCATCACCTAATGCCCCTGTCATGTTTATTGTGAGGGTGTCTCCTGTGATTGCAGTCGAGATATTAGTGCCTCCCGCAACTGTAAGAACATCAGTAGGAGCACTAGCAGTAGTACTGCCAGTGTCAGCAGTGATTCCTTCAAATAAGTTTTGAGTTGTACCACCGCCTCCACCAGATCCTGCCTCATCATTAGCAGGCTGCCATTTAAGATTTGAAGCGGACCATTTAAGAACTTGACCATCACTCGGACCTCCACCGACTGTCATATCTACATCATCAAGTAATCCAATACTATCTGTATTGTCAATTAACTTAGTCCATGCTGTGTTAGTTGCATAGTATGCAGCAGACTCATCAATAACAACACCAAACATTCCTTTATGATCAGTGAATGCTGGTAAATCACCAGATGTTGCAAAGTCATTAGACCATTTTAATTTTCCATCAGCACCATCAATATAGGTAAGTGCAGATCCAGTGTTTGCTGCCCAGAATTTGATATCACCACTACCATTTGGTTGTATAACTATGTCTCCATTGTTAGATGATACGATTTTCTGACCTGCTACGTCTACATCTGCTGTAAATGCAGCGAAATGACCCTCAGTAAACTGAGCACCATTCCATACTAGAGTTTGTCCATTCGTAGGAGCACCTACGTTGACTTGTAGATTGGTATCGTTACCTAGATTGGTGTAAATCTCATCAATGACTTGATTCAATTTGATAGCACCATCTCTCAGACTGTCGCCAGTGCCGTCATTAGCGGTAGTACCAATACTGAGTGTTTGTTTAGCCATTTGAATACTTGATTACAGGATTATTTAGGTACCATCATAAGATTGTAAGGTAGAATCCATAGTAGATGATGTACTATCGAATCTATTATCAGTGCTTCCACCATCACCAGCACCAGTTACTGTCAATATTGCTGCTTGTGAATCTAATGGTGAGTTAGAAGCAGGTACTGGTGCACCATTTGGACCAGTTATACGACATCTAAAGCGATACCCAGTCATATAGGGTAGTGCAGTTAGAGAATAGGTATCTGCGGTAGCACCTGTGATGACAGCAAATGCGAAACCACCGTCAGTAGATCTATACCACTGGTATGATACAGGTCCGTCCTCTGGTATTACTAACTTCTGTATATTGAAGGTAGCAGTTTGACCAGAATTGACAGTAACATTCTGTGGTTGTAATGTAAATTGTAAAGTTGGAGGGATTGGAGGGTCTCCACCGTCTCCACCATCACCACCAGATGATACAGGTGCTACAGTGAACGTGGTGTCAATAGTTTCTCTGGTTGTATTACCAATGATATAAGGGAATTTTGTTATATCATTGTCATCAGGGTCTACTGTTAGGAAATATGCGTAGGTTCCAGTGGGATATTCAGGTGTAAAGCAATATCTACCGTTATGAATATCTAAATCTCCACTACCTTCGACATATTCATAGTCTTCCATGAGTGCACCAGCAGGTGGATTGTCAGAATCCGTGCCATAATCGGGTCTACCAGGTGCTTCTTGGTCTTTAATACCGTATTGAGTCCTCATTGTACGAGTACCACTCAAATTATCGAATGGATCATCATATCCAAAAGGACCATAGATGGGAAATCCATCAAAACATATGCCAATTATCTTAGAATGACCGTCTGGATGACGAATATTATTACCATTAAACTGGGTATTACCATAATAATCGTTATAACTTGCCATTGTTGAATTGGCTTTCCAACAATCTAAGAAATGTGGGTCGTGATAATGGTATTCACCTGATTGTGTAGGGTGTCCACCACAATTATCTTCTCCAGAATTAACAAAAGGTGCATCTCCAGCAGCAACCCAACTGAATCCAGCAGGAGGATTGAGTCCTGATCCAGCAGAAGGGTTAAAAATAGCAACTCCATTGCCAGCAATTCCTATGTTCCCCAGTGGAGTTTGAGTTCTTCCGTTTCTGCTATCCCAATACTCATATGTACCATTAACAGGAGTTATCTCCTGTGTATCCATGATCAAATCTAATCTATCATCTGCTGCCAACCAGCACTCACCAGCAATAGAAGTAAACTCAGTGCCCTTGTAAAGATATCTTAAGTGTAATCCATCACTAAACTTAAACATTAAGTGGTCACCAGGTTGAATATTATTCCCAGTGAATACAGTAAGATCTGTTACTGACAATGTTATTGATCGAATGAATCCATCATGCGTATAGACATTGGAGTCAAACGTCCTAGCAGTGCCAAATGTGCCACCTCTATACAAGAAATCATGATCGAAATCTTGCTCAGTAGGTACATTAGGGTTGTGATCGTTAGGAAACGTGCCATGAGCCACTGGCGATGGTAATCCATTGGATGCCACCGTCAAGACTTTAGTCGCTTCGTTGTAAGTTGCTGTTGCACTCATGGAGTTATTTAGATGTCATCAAAGATTTGTGTTGGTAAGAAGTTGCTTAGGACTGTAGCACCAGTCTGGACGCTCAATACAGCAGATAGTGAGTAAACTGGAGTTGCACCAGATGCAGTGATCGCAACACGATATTCGTCACTGTCGTCTGCCTGTGTAGTATTTGGAGTATTGTATGTTGACTGGTTAGCACCAATGATGTTGCTCCATGTCTGTGTGCCATACTCCTTCTTCTGCCACTGATAATTCATTGTCTGATCGTTAGTTACGGTAGAGACAACTGTGAATGAAGCAGAGTAACCTTGGTTAACTGTTACGTTAACTGGGTCTTGTGATATGAAGATTGTGCCAGGATCGATATCTCCAGCACCACCTGTGTATTCAGATCCTTCGCCAGCGAGTACGTCAAATCCACCGTTAATAGGAGCACCTTCAGGAGTTGTGAAACTATCAGGAACTTCATTATCGATAGCAACTGTTGGTAATGCGTATCCGATACCAGGAGTCTTAACATCAATTCTAGTAACACCCATCAATGCCTTGATACGAGCGTCAAATCCAGAAGAGGAGATAACGTCAACGTTAGGACGTGAAGTATAACCATCACCAGAGTTGGTTAGGTTAGCATTTGTAATCTGTCCAGATGTGATATCAGCGATAGCAGCAGCGTTACGACCCTTAACAGATCCAGTGTACTCGAATGTGATTAGTGAGTTTGAAGACTCAATTAGAGCAACCTCACGAGCAAATTCTTCACCGTCTATTTCAAGTTTGTCACCAGCTTCGATTGGTGGGACAACGGTTGCTGCGATAACGTCTGCGTCAGATCCAATGTATGAGAAACCAACGAATGTTGATCCCGCACGTGGGACTTCAGCGAAGATTAATCGTGAACCAACGATCTCGTATGCGAGTCCAGGTTCCTGTATAACACCGTTAAGTGATACGATAATGTTATTCTCAGGACGGATAACGTTAGATGAAACACCTTCAGTTAGAGTCAAGGAGTAGAATAATCCAGATCTCTTAAGGTTGAAGGAAGATCTCAATGAATCAAACTCATAACTGATATCGTCTAACTGACGTAATTTACCAACGTAGTAACCAACGAATTGTGATCCGATTACAGGTGGCTCAGCAAACTGAATCTTGTCTGAGAATGCAACGTAAGAGTTGTTACCGCCAGGAGGCTGTAGGATACCATTAACGAATGCTAGTAAGTGACCAGCTGGATCTGGGAAGTATGCTTCACCATTAGAGATGGTTAAATCAAACTGTGTTTGCTGACCATCAAATCCTCTGAAGTATCTGTCAACACGACCTTCGAGTGTGCGAGCAGATGAAACTGCACCACCCCATCCGTAGTCGGAAATGACTGACATATTATCAACGAATGCCCCAGAAGCATCTTCTACCCAAATTTCAGCAGTGATACCAACTTGCTCGATTGATACGACCTTAGCGTATGATGAGTAAGTTGTTGTAGTTACGTTAGTAACGTTAGCATATATGCTTGGGAAGTTAGATCCAAGATCAATCTTACCAATGTTGTTTGTGCCTTGAGTTACAGCATCGATTGTCTCACCTGTGCCTACTGGAACTACGTTACCAACCCAAAGTTTGTGTATACCGTAGTTAGGATCAGTATTCTCAAGCTCTAATCCATTAATGTATTTTGTTACAGTTGCTTTGAATCCTGGATTCTTCTCAGTTGTACCTTGTAGGAGTGATACTTCATCACCAACACGGAAGGTATCATTAGTGCCGATATCAACGATTGCGACTCCAAGATCTAACTCATATACCGCAGTACCATGTATGTACTGGTTAAGTTGAATCTGTGTACCAGTTATACCCTTAACTGAAAGGATGTATGCAGTAACACTACCGTAGATAACGTCACCAGGATCCCACTGAGCATCAATGGTTTCAACATCAATCGTGATACGACCACCAGTATTACCTGTAAGTGATCCAGACTTATTGACATAGTTGTCAATGTATCCTTCAGTATTTGATTCTTTAGAGAAGAACCAATCACCTGAAGCAAATGCACCTCTAGAGACATTAAGTAAGAATCTATCAGTTGGGGCACCAGCAGTACCTGTTGCACCAGATGTCTGACCTTCTAATACATCATTCTGAGCTATAGTACCAGCGATAGTTTGTAGTTTAACTAATGATGTGCCATCAGTAGACTTCTTAGTCTGCATTACAAAACCAGTATTTGATCCAGCACCTTGGACTTGGACAGTCTCACCATTCAAGAAGACTTCATACTCACCACCCTGTGTGGTTGACATACCAGTGATAGGATAATGTGTAAAGATCTTACGGATAGTTGCTTCATTATCCTGAATTCTTCCTATCTCAGACTCAGCACCTGAAACACTACCGTAGATAACGTCAGCAGGATTGAATCCACCTTGGATTGGAGTATCAGAAGGATCGATAGCATATACTGGAGCGTTACGAGTAATACCACTTCTCTGTACAACTGCCATGATTTGTGATCCAGAATTACTTGTATCAACTTGTAATACTCTGAATCTTCCATCGTGGATGTAAGAAGCACCAATTTCAAACCACTCAGCAGTAGCAGTCAAACAATAGAAATAAGGTTGACCTGTCAATCCACTTAGGGATGTATCAGATGCAGGGATGTAACTTAATACATCACCACGTCTGAAGTTGTTAGCACGATTAATTCTAATTCTATATTCAGCACGGTCAAATCCAACTTCAACTTCAGGAGTTAGTGTAACCAATGCAGGGTCAGTATTGTAATCCCAACCTACCTCATACTTGGTAACTCTGTTAACAGCATCAGTAGATGCAACGAATGTAACTCTTGCTTCTGTTGGGAAGGATGATCTTTCTAGAGCAAACTCAATTGGGTTAAGTGAAGAGTCAATTATAAACTCAACTGCTTCCTGATTCCACTCAAGTCTTCCAGCTGGTTGCCATACGTCATAGTTGTCCCAAACACTATCAGTACCAACAAGATACATGATACTCTTAATGTATTCTCTACATCTGGTTAGAGCAAATAGGATCTGAGATCTAACAACATCTTGGAATGCAATGAAATTACCTTCACCATCAAACCAGTCTTGTGTCATTCTGAATGATCCAGCATTACCACCTGTAATCAAGTCATAACGGACTGCCTTAAGGACATCATTACAGAAGTCAATAGTTAAGTTAGTAGATGGGTAACTTGCTAGTGTATCTGAGAATGCTCTTCCAGCAATTGCTTGCTGATTGAAGAGAATCATGTTAGCGATAATCTTATTATTATATGTGCCAGCACCTAGAGTGGTTGACATACTATCGAATAATGTATCGATAGCAGACTGGACGTTATAACATGTACCTGACTGGTATACGGTATTGGTATATGCAGATGGGAATGTCTTAGTTACACTGTTAACAAGATAGTTTTGATTGTTATTTGCTGCTTGAGATATAGTGTTGATGTATATGTCAGCAAGTGTATTAATTGCAGAAGCAGTTTCATTACATGTGCCAACCCAGTTACCATTAGCATCTTGACCACCACCAGATACATCGTATGTAATTGTTAGATCTCTAGCAACTACATCTGGAGTGTACTTGACGGGCCATACAGTTGGTAGTGTGTAACTTCTGTTTGCAATATTACTTGGGTTAGTAAATGCATCAGTTGCAAAGTTAACAAGAGTAGTAAGTTCGTTTTCTACATTTAGAGATTCATTTCCAGTGTATGCAGGATCAACTAGACGTGATCTATAGTAATCTAGATCAGATCTTGTAGGCCATGCCCATGACTTAACATGCTGTACTGGTAGTTTCTGACCATCAGCATAGTCTGTAACACGTGGATATGTGTGGTTAGTCTGGTTGCTATCCTGTGAGCATGTAAAGGTTAATGAATTGCTATCAATGATAACAGCATCATCAGTACCAAGAGTATGATTTGCAACAGTTAGAGTTAACTGACCACTTGTAGGCTCATAGTATGCGTCTGTAGGTGTTAATTGTGTACCATCATTGGCAACAGTAATACAGTTGGATAGAGCAGATACGAAAGTATGTCTATAATTACCACCCTGTATTAACGCACCAGCATTAGCACTTACAAATGTATGCTGATATGTATTTCCAGCTGGTGACTTACCAACGTTAATAGTAATAGTGCCGTCTTGTTTCTTAAGACCCTTCTTCTTAGCAGATACGAATGTATGAGTACCAAGGAATGTAGAAGGAATCATATTGAATCCTAATACACCAACATCGAATGTTGAGGTAGATACATTATGTACTGGTAACCACTGGTTACTTGCATGATCAGTAGGTCTTGGATATGTGTGAGGAGTTTCATCCTTATCCAGATCACATGTAAATGCCAATGAGAAGTCATCAAACATTACATAATCATTTGCCTTAACAACTCCATTAGTATCAGCAGATACGAATGTGTGACGATAACTACCACCACCTATTACAGCACCAGCAAGAGCACTTACGAATGTATGATCGTATAGATCAGCAGTAGCAGCAACATCTACATCAACAGTAATCTTACCAGACTGTCTATGTAAACCGTTATGCTTCGCATCAGCAAATGTATGTGTGTAGTTACCACCAACGGTAACACCGTTTGTAGCAGCAGAGTGGAATGTATGAGTATACTCACCACCAACAGTAACAATAGATCTCTGGACGTTAGATGCGTTAGCAGAAACAAATGTATGGACTGTTGTATTTGTAGAAGGAATGTCTGTTAATACTTGGACATCGAATAGATCACAATTAACATTAGAGATCTTCAACCATCTTCCACTTGAAGGATCAGTAGATCTTGGATATGAATGATTAGTAACGTTGTTATCCTTACCACATGTGAAGGTTAATGAATTGTCTGCAATCTTAACATACTCACCGTTAATGAATCCATTGCCCACTAGGATACCGTTTGCAGTAGCAGACTGGAATACATGAGCAGTAGTATCTGTGATAGCACCTTGACCACCGTTAACGTTAACAGTAATTGTTGTGCCAGATACAGCAGTGATGTCTAACTCTTGATTATATGCATAATCAGCACCAGATGTTGTGGCAGCACCAGCAGCACGTGGATATGTCTTAGTAGTTACGTTTCCATCTCCACCATAATCACAAGTGAATGTTAGTGAGTTAGGTAACAATCTGATAGTATCATCAGTAGTCAGAGTATGTGCTCCGATTGTTAATTCTAAAGTACCAGATGTTGGGTTGTATGCAGCACCCGTAGCAGTCTTCTTATCTTTAGGTACAGAGAGTGTCATGAATCCAGTAGCAGGATTGTATGATGCAGTCTCTGTGGAGTATGTGTTATTAGCGTTTTGGAATACGTGAGTTGTAGTGTTAGAAGATGTACCAACATCAACTGTAATACCATCAGCAGTAACAGCAGTAATCTCAACTCTATTATTATATGCAGGGTCATTGCCTGTAGCACCACCCCATCCTGTAGGACGTGGATACCAGTGATCAGAATTTTGTGAATCTTGATCACAACGGAAGACCATTGATTTGTTTGCAATCTTAACGTAGTTACCAACCTTAAGTTGATGGGTACCGATGGTCATTGTTAGAAGACCAGTATTAGGTACGTAAGATGCAGCACTTACTCCATAACCTTTAGCATGTGATTCTCCAACATCAAGTTTGATTGTTGAATTCTCCATCATGATGCCACCATCAGCAGCACTTACAAATGTGTGTGCATAAGATCCACCACCCTTAACTACACCTCTAATAATTGCACCTGTTGCAGCAGATTGGAAGTTATGAGTTGTTGTGTTAGATGATGTACCAACGTTAACTGAGAAGGAATTAGCATCAACATAAGTAACACTTAACCATGCATTATTAGATGCAGGATCTTGCTTTCTAGGATATGCATGATCGCTTCCAAAACTATCTTGCTGACATCTGAATACGATAGACTCATCCTTAATTTGAATCTTATCTCCAGTAACAAATGGATGACCAGCAACTGTCAATACCAACTCACCAGATCCAGGTGTGAATGTTGCACCTGTAGGTGTGAATGCATTTACAGATCTTACAAATGTATGCTGAGAAGTATTAGAAGAAATACCAACATTAACTACAACGCTATCAGCAGTAACTGATTGAATTGGAATAGAAGTATCATAATATGGATCATCAGCAGTAGCACCACCTTGACCATTTGCACGAGGATAGAAGTGCTCAGTTGCGTTATTATCTAAAAGACACTTGAATACTAATGACTGATTTTCAATCCACAATGATTCATGTGCAACCTTAAGTCCATTAGGAGCAGCAGTTACAAATGTATGTGCATATCCACCACCAGAAATTACAGCACCAGCAGCAGTACCACCAGCCCAGTTGTGTGTAGTTTCATCAGTGATTGCTCCCTGATTTCCGTTAACGTTAACTGTGATTGTTGTAGCAGTCTTAGCAGTAATTGGTAGGGCAGTATCATATGCATAGTCCTTACCATTTGCGGTAGAAGCACCAGATGATCTTGGATATGTCTTCTGAGTTGTGTTACCATCACCATTGAAATCACAAGTGAATGTTAATGAATTAGGTTTGATCTTAATGCTATCACCAACATCTAATGTATGAGATCCAATGGTAAGTTCCATGTTACCTGATGTTGGATTATAATTAGCAGCCGTTACGTTATGTGTAGACTGAGGTGAAGTACCTACATTGACTTTAAATGTATCATAAGTGACATCACTGATTGGCATCCACTGATTAAACTGAGGATCAGTTGTTCTAGGATAAGTCTTAGTGGATGTATTTCCATCCATTCCACAAGTGAATGATAATGAATCTTGAGCAATCTTAACTCTGTCACCAATAGTGAATCCATGAGCAGGAATTGTTACAAGTAAAGTACCAGCAATAGGATCGTAATCTGCATTAGTAATAGTATGAGTGGATCCACCTTTATAACCATGTGGTCCAATCTTGAGTGTCATATCACCTGTAGTAGGCTCATATGTTGCATCAGAAACAAGATAATTAGCACGAGTTGTAGTACCGATCTGGACGTTAAAGTTGTTACCAGCAACACCAGATACTTCTAACCACTTATCATATGCAGGATCAATTCCTTCACGAGGATAAGAATGATTAGTAGCATTGCCATCCATATCACAAGACATTGTGAGTGAGTTTGGCTTCAACTTAATTCTATTACCATTACTGAATGGATTATTCAATACTGTTAATGTTAATACACCAGTCTCGGCATTATATGTTGCACCAGATGCTGTGTATTCTGCATGTCCTACATCCTTAATTTCTATAGAATGATCGTATGCTCTATCTCTCTTATGAGTTACACCACCACCAACAGCAGAAACAAATGTATGACTGAATGATCCACCTTTTCTGATTGTACCTCTTAAGATTGAATTAACCTTAGCAGTTACAAATGTATGTGTGGAAGTATTTGTAGAAGGTACCTTATCAAGTACTTGGACTCTAAATGTATCTTGAGTTACATTAGAAATTGTTAACCACTTACCAGATGCAGGATCACCATGTCTAGGATAAGCATGCTCAGTTGCATGGTCATCTTTAGCACATGTGAAGATCAATGCATTATCTTCAATCAATACTTGCTCACCATCTAACATTCCATGATCAGGAATTGTGATGGTCATAACACCAGATGCACCACTATAAGTTACATTGGTTGGTGTCTTACCTACAGCAGGTTTGAAGATATGAGCATGATTAGAAGATCCACTAGGTGAAGAATTAACGTTAACAGTTATAGTGCTATCATCAACAGCAGTAACATTAACAGCATCACGGAATGCAGGATCGTCAGCAGTTGCACCACCAACACCATTTGCTCTTGGATATGTGTGGTCAGATCCATGACCATCTTGAGCACATGTAAATGTCATTGAGTACTCATTGATATAGATGCTATCGTTAACTTCTATACCATGATCAGGACCAACAGTAATTACCATATTACCGTTAGAAGCATTATATTCTACATTCTGAGGATCGAAACTTACAAACTCAGACTTACCAACAAAAATGTCAATAGTGTTTTCAGTTGCATTCTCTACAGGCTTCCACTTACCACTAATAGGATCAGAAGATCTTGGATATGTCTTAGTTGATGTATTACCATCCATTGTGCAATTCAATGACAATGCATTGTCTGCAATCTTAATAAGAGATCCATTATCCATTCCATGATTAGTAATAGTAAGAGTTAGATAACCTGTCTCACCATTGAAATCTGCACCTGTAGGTGTGAATGAATCAATAGTTGTTCTTGGATAAGCATGTTGTGATCCATTCTGATCCATATCACATGTAAATGTGACAGCACCATCAGCAAGTTTTACATGCTGACCTTGCTTCAATGAATGAGGACCAATATTAAGCTCAAGATGTCCTGTGTAAGGATCATAAGAAGCATCAGTAGGTGTGAATTGTGAAGCAGCAGTTGTGCCAACATTAAGCTCAAATGTATCTTGAGTTACGTTTTCAATTTGTATCCACTTACCACTGATAGGATCTGTACCTCTAGGATATGCATGATCGGATGAATTATCATCCATTGTGCAATTCATATGAAGAGCATAATCATCTAACTTGATGAAGTCACCATTAGAGAATCCATGCTTACTAACTGTTAGTGCCAATACACCTGTTGAAGGAGTATAAGTTGCTCCACTTGGAGTATGTCTTGTTACACCATCATCAATAATTCTTAGAGACTCATTGTATGCAGGATCAGTAATTCTAGGATATGTGTGCTCAGTAGAATTACCATCTTTAGAGCATGTGAATGTTAGAGAATTAGCAGCAATCTTAATGCTATCGTTACCCTTCATCATTGTTGCAACAGTAATACTCTTAGGTACTGCTGATACAAATGTATGAGTAGAAGTGTTAGAAGAAGGTATGTTGAATAATACTTGAACGTCAAATGTATCTTCAGTGACGTTACTTACCTTCATCCACTCATCACTGAATGGATCATTCTTTCTAGGATAAGAGTGATTAGTTTGGTTACTATCCTGTGTGCAGGTCATAGTAACAAATCCATCTTGTACCTTAATTCTGCCACCATTCTGTAGACCATGCTTCGCAGAAGTAATGGTCATAACACCTGTAGTTGGATTGTATGCAACGTTGGTTGGTGTTAGTTGTGCAGGAGCAACAAACTTATGACTGTAGTTACCACCAGTTACAACTTGTGCCCTGGTAATACCATTAGGAGTTGCAGACTTGAAGGTATGTAATGTTGTATTTGTAGATGGAATATTCTCTAATACTTGGACATCAAATGTGTCATCTGTGCAATTAGAAATTGTTATCCACTTACCACTTACAGGGTCACTGCTTCTTGGATAAGCATGGTCGGATCCATTACTATCTTGTAAGCATGTGAATACAAGTGAATTGTTATTGATCTTAATGCTCTCTCCATCATGGAATCCATGATTAGGAACTGTGATCGTCATAACACCTGTAGCTGGTAGATAGTTTGCATCAGTAGCAGTATAAGTTTCAGTACCAGGAATGAAGGTATGAGCATACTGACCACCAGCAACTAATGCACCACTTACTGCACTCTGGAATGTGTGAGTTGTTGGGTTAGTAATTTGTCCATTACCAACGTCAAGAGTAACAGTACCATTTTGTCTGTGTAATGAATTAGATACAACAGAAACGAATGTATGATCGTATACATCATTAACAGCAGACTTACCAACTTGGACAGAGAATCCAGTAGGACTTACATTACGGATTGGTAACCACTGTCTGTATGTTGGGTCAGATCTTCTTGGATAAGTATGGTTTGATTGATTGTTATCCTTACTGCAAGTAAATGTAATTGCATTCTCATCAAATCTTACAAAGTCACGTGCATGATAAATTGCACCTGTAGCAATATTATTGCAAACGTGAGTTGTAGTATTAGAGATAGGTGAGTCACCATAAAGATTACCAACCTGTAGATCGTATGTGTTACTACCGATATTGAATGCCTTTAACCACTTACCAGAAACAGGATCAGAAGGTCTTGGATATAAGTGATCAGTTGCCTGACTATCTTTATCACATCTGAATGTTAAGACGCTATCTCTGATCATCATCATGTCACCATTCTTCACGCTGTGACCATTCTGAGTTAACCTTAATATACCTGTAGTAGGATAGAAGGTGCACATTGTAGGTGTAAGCTCATTAGGTCCTAAGAAACTATTAGCAACCGTAATTTGCATACTACCCTCAGTTGGGTTGTATGTAATATCAGTAGGTGTATGATTGGTTTCACCAATTTCCCATACAGGAATATTACTATCGTAGAAGTGATCCTTCTTATGAGTTATGCAGTTATTAGTTGCAGATAAGAAGTTATGAGCTGTAACATGAGTAGAAGGTATTACATCAAGTACTTCAACGTTGAAACTATTAGCAGTCGTATCTTGTATTTGTACCCACTTACCAGCAACAGGGTCTGTTGCTCTTGGATATAGATGAGCAGAAACAATAATACCAGTTACACATTCTGAATCAGCAGAGATAAAGTTATGAGTACTTGTATCTGTGATAGCACCTTGACCACCATTGAAGTTAACAAATACGCTGTCAGCAGATACTGAATCAATTGGTAAGTATGTATTATATGCATAATCCTTACCGTTTGAAGTTGCAGCACCTGTTGCACGAGGATATTTCTTCTGAGTTGTATAACCATCACCATTAAAGTCACATGTAAATGTGAGAGACTCAGGTGAAATCTGAATCATATCATTGGTGGTTAAACCATGATATAAACCAAGAGTTAATTCTGCTACACCTGTTGTAGGATTGTAATCTATAGCAGTAGGAGTATGTCTTGAAATATCTTTCTTACAGCTGAATGATAGAGACTCATCAGCAATCTTCACATATGAATATGGTAAGAATCCATGGTTAGCAACATGGAATGTAAGATGACCTGTATTAGGATCATAATCTACATGAGATGGAGTATGAGTAGTAACAGCAGATCTAGGATATGTGTGGTTGCTTGAATTGCCATCAGCAGCACATCTGAATGTTAATCCATCATCCTTAATTCTTACACTATCACCAGCATGTCTAACACAGTTAGCTACAGATGTTGAATAGGTATGATCATAAATTCCACCAGTTATAATAGCTGCTCTATGGACACAATTAGGTGTGCAACCAACAAATGTGTGTAGAGTTGTATTACTCTGAGGAATGTCCACTAGTACTTGGACATCAAAGCTTTGTGTAGTTACGTTAGTAACTTCAAACCAATTATCTGAGAATGGATCAGAAGGTCTTGGATAGGTATGTACTGTAGCATGATTATCAAAACCACAAGTAAATTTCAAGGAGTTATTATCAATCTTGATCCTATCTCCATTTTCAAATCCATGACCATCGATAGTTAGATTAAGAATACCTGTTGTTGGATTGTATACAGCACTTTCTGGAGTAAATCCTACATGTGGTATAAAGGTATGATCTGTAGTATCAGAAGATTGACCAACATCAAGAGTTATAGTTCCATCCTTCTTAGTAATTCCACCAACTGTTCCTTGGACAAATGTATGAGCAGTAGTGTTGGTTGAAGGAGCATAACTTAATACTTGGACATCAAATGTGTAAGTACTTACATTAGATACTGCCAACCATCTATTTGCATATGGGTCAGTTGCTCTAGGATATGGATGATTAGATCCATTGTTATCTTCTAAGCAAGTGAATGTTACAGCACCCTCTTTAAACTTAACTTCATCACCATTACTCAATCCATGAGCAGCATCAGTGGTGATACTCATAATACCTGTTGTAGGATTATATGATGTACCTGTAGTTGCAGTTAAAGGTGATCCATCATGAATGATTGGACATGGCTTGTTATAGAATGGGTCAGCACCACCGTTACCAGAGAAGTTAGATCCTGAAGATCTAGGATATGGGTGTAGTGACTGATGAGCATCTAAGAAACAAGTAAATGTTAGAGACTCTTTTGCAAATCTTATGCTCTGACCATTACGAAGATTGTGATCACCAATAGTGATCTTCATGTGTCCTGTTACAGGAGTAAATTCAGCAGCAGTAACTAAGAATGGAATTTCAGGTGTGCGTCCAACAAAGACATCAAACTCATCTTTAGATACATTCCTAATATCCATCCACTTATCACTCATTGGATCAGTAGAACGAGGATATGCATGGACTGTAGCATTGTTGTCCATTGAGCAAGTGAAACTTACTCCACCATCAGCAACCTTAACGAAGTCTCCAGCAGAGAATCCGTGGTCAGCAATCCTCAATCTCATTAATCCCTTCTTACCATCATATGATGCAGTGGATATACTATGAACTGAAGACTGACGAAGAGTTGTTTTTCTATCTGTTGTTAATACTAACTTACCATCAGCAGGAGTAAATGTAGCACCACTTACATCATATTGTTGCTCAGGTGTCTTACCTACGTTAACAACAATAGTGTCATTGGTAACTCCAACAATAGGTGTTGGCTCATTGTGTATTGGGTCAACGTGACGAGGATATGCATGGACAGAAGCATGATCATCCATTGCACAAGTAAATGCTAATGATTGAGATGCAATCTTAATGTTAGTACCTACTGCCAAACCATGACCAGATCCAACTGTCAATTCTAATTGACCAGTAGTAGAGTTAAATGTAGCAGCAGTTGGATTCCAACCTACAGTTGGAGACTCTCCAACATTAACAGTAAATGTGCCACCAGGAATATCAGATTCAACAACATCTAACCACTTACCACTGCAAGGATCAGTAGATCTTGGATATACATGCTCACTATAATAGTTGTCCATGGAGCATGTGAATGTCATGGAGTTATCAAAGATTTGTATCTGCTCACCCTTAGTGATCTTATGACCAGGAACTGTCAGAGTAAGTAGACCCTTAGTAGCAACATATTCTGCATGAGATGCAACGTGCATATCTGCACCAACAAATCTATGTTGACCGATATCTAATTCTAATTCACCATCATTCTGATTATAAGTTGCATCAGATACGTTATATTCAATCTTAGGTGTCTGACCAACGTTAACAGTGAAACTATTTGTAGTTACTGCTTCTACTAACATCCAAGCATCACCAGCAGGATCCTTTGCTCTAGGATATCCATGCTTAGTAGAATGATTATCTTGAGCACAAGTGAATATTATAGATCCATTCTTGATTTGTATTTGATCACCAGTTTGGAATCCATGTGCAGCAGACTGACATACTAATAATCCAGTATCAGGATCATATGTAGCATCAGATATAGTATGCATTGTAGAGTCAGTCATACCATGGTTAGGTAGAGTGATTGACATACTACCATTTTCAGGATTGTATGATGCATCCTCTACAGTATGAGCTGTTGCTCCAACTGCGATAACTTCTACAGCAGCATTACCAGCTGGGTCACCAGATCTAGGATAAGAATGAGTTGAAGCATTATTATCTTGATCACATGTAAAGTTTATAGAGTTAGTTGCAAGTGATAAGAAAGTACCAACAGTATGATTATGTGATCCAATATTGATCACCATATCTCCATTACTACTATCATAAGCAGCATGTGAAATATCATATGCAATCTTAGGTGCAGGACCAACATTAACTGTAAAGGTGTTAATAGCAGCAGACTCACCAGCAACTAGAGATCCACCACCAATAGCATATCCAGCGAAGTTAGAAGAAGCGAATATTCCACCGCCACCTGTCAAACCAGTATAGTTTGCACCAGGAGTTGTTGCTTCACCAACAGGTGTGCCATCAATCCAAAGTTTTACTCTACCACTACCAGTACCTAAGTTACCACCAATACGAATCTCCCATACTAATTCATGGTCACCATCATCAAAGTATGTTGATAAGTTACTGATTTGTAAGTCAAGCATTGCAAGACCATTATCATTATGGTTTGCACCACCACTGTAACTATTGGTACCATCACCAGCACGGAGTCTTAAATATGTGCCATTATCTCTAATACCAAACCATGTTCCTGAAGTAGAATCACCTGCTTCAAATAAACAACAATCTATTGGGTTAGAAGGTAGTTTTGTAACACAACGGAATACTGCATCTTCATCAGTTACAATTCCAGTGCCACTATCAGTTGTAGAAATCTTATCTTCACCAGCAATGAATGATCTAGTTACAAGACTATTAGGTTGTCCAACAATAATACCTGTATCAGCAATAGAATTGAATAGTGAATTATTAGGTCTTGGGACAGCATCATAGAATCTTTGATCAACATTATGACCAGCAGCATTAGTAATAACCTGACCCTTCATGGCACGAATGGCATATTCTTTTGCCTTATTCATGATCCAGATGGTCTCAGTAGATTGAGCAGCAACGTGATCTAAAGCACCATTATAGGTTGTATAGAATTCAGCAGCATACTGCATCCAGTTGTTACCACCATACTTAAGGTTAAACGCTAATGATCTAAGAATATCAGTAACGTCATGGACACAGTTAGCTGGACCTCCAGGAATTAGGAGATTCGGGAATTGTACAAGTCCCGCAGCAACCGCTTGCTCCGCAATATAGCGTATATTTCCATCAATAGCATCTCCACATTTTTGATACATCACTTCACGTGGGTTTTGCTCATATGATTGTACTGGTGTTGTTTGTAAATCAGTACCTTCAATGTAGTCTCTACCGAATGCATTACGCATGGTAAGAGTCATGATATCTCTTAATATCTTAACTACAGTTATAGATGCTTCCCACTCACCCTCAATATGCTTAAGGGAATTATTTTCTGTCTCAACATATAATGCAGCAGCATCATATGTCTTCTCGTTACAATCAAAGCGAAGGTCATGAACCGCTGCCTCGATCATATCAAGTACGTCATCCTCACAGTTAACTGGACCTCCAGGAATCTGTAGATTTTCATACTTAGACAAGTCATTCATAATTGCTACGCATTCTTTAGCAATTATTCTTCTATTATTCCAAATAACATCAGCAGCGTCAAGGTATCTGTCGTTAGAGTTTCTACCAGTTGGACCTTGAGGATATGCTTCAGTATCAAGTACTATATTCTCATCTCTATATGCTGCTCTTGCAGTGTATAAAGGACTATAATATTCTTCCTGAATATATGAAGGAGCAATAGCACCTAACTCAGAAGCAGCTTCACCTGAAGATAACAATAAGTTGTTGATTGCCTTTAAGCAAAGAAGTTTAGTATGCTCAAATGCATCAAGCATTGGATTAAGCTCAGATTCAACATGAATCACATTTTGCTGACTATCAAGATACTTATCAATAACTGCTTCAGTCTGATATGTGCCACCTGTAGCAAGGTCAGCAATTACAGCAGGAAGTATAAAGTCCTTGATATCTCTTTCACAATATGGCTGACCATATCCAGGCATCTCTAGGAAGTCATATACGGTGCCATCGATATCTTTCTCATACTTATTCTGAATAAATCCAGCAACCTCTTCTGCGATATAATCTCTATTCTTCCAAAGTTGATAACCACCTTCTCTGAATCTCTGATCCATAGGAGCAACAACCTTAAGTAAATTACTACCTAAGAGGTTAATCTCATCAGTTGTATTAGATGAAGCAGGTGATGCAAAATTATTAGGTATTCTCAACCTAGTACTATATTCTCCATTAAGATCAGTAGATGTGGTTGTAACAACATCTATACAGATCTTGAATACTTCATTCCATGTATAGAGAGATTGTAGAATCTCAGCAGCGATGTGATCTAACTTACCACTAGCAGTTAAGTAAGTTCTTGCTGTGTAGATTGTATGGAAGTCTCCACCTTCTTGAAGGTCTTTAATAAGTGCTCCAAGGATGTAATCCTTTGTATCTCTTATACAAAGGTTAGTACCACCATATACATTATTGCCAGGATCATCACCACGAATAGTAAAGTCTGGGAATGCAACCTTCATTCTACCGACTGCTTCTTCAGCAATCCAAGCAGCGTTAAGGTCGATAATTTCAGCACATCTCTTCTGCTCTGCTCTACCAGTATCAACGTCTTCTACAATAATATCTCTTTCTGCATAATCAATAGACTTGGCAGTTGCAGATGAAGAATTCTGACCACAGAATGTAGCATAGGTATCAGTAGTTGAGCATACAAATGGTGCTTCACCATTTAGACCAAATACAATCTTTTCATCAGTATAATCAAGTGTATTAGGTGAAGTGAAGTTTGCTTGACGATCACCTACTCCTTTTTTAATTACGAAATTATCAATATGACCAGCCCAACTATTTGCTAAGTTAAAGTCTGCTCCAATATATGCACCACCATATAGGTAATCATTAGTGTCAACGTAGTTAGATCCAACTTGTGATCCATTTACATATGCCTGAGTAACACCACTTGTCCTACAGACTGAAATATGATACCAAGTACCTGTGGTAGCAAATACATCTGTACTAAGGATAGTATTGGTCGTGCCGTTATATACCTTTAATTTCTGTCCATCCATCAAGATATTCAAACCTTGAGCAGCAGTTAGTCTTCTGAAGTCTACAAGTACTTGTGTGCCGACATTAGAAGCAGGACGGATCCAACCTTCAATTGTGAAGTCTCCAAGTCCAAATTCAAAGTCTTTACTCTCTGTAGCAACTATATGACCGTTAGTTGGAATATAGATGGATTTTTCTCCTTCTAATTCAGCTTTCTTGATTATTACACTTTGAGAGCAATTTGTGTTTGTGAGAGTTGAGTTAGTAAGATATTCTCCATTTTGGAAGGTACCAGTAATTGGTCCTGCAAATAACCACTTAAGACCAGAATTAACTCCAACTGCACTGAATACTGCACCAGAAGTGATACCTTTGATTTGATCGTTAGTTATGAATAATCCAGTTGACTTATCCTTATATGCAAGTTTTGTAGTCCTTACAGTCTCATTAGCAACGAATGTGCCGTCAGAAACAAGTGCAAGAGCATTAACGTTGGTTAGGTTACCAGCAGTCATTGCAGTTGTTGCAATACCACTTAGAGTGTCAATATAAGATTTAACGTTAGCACAGTTGTTAACATCCTGATTATTACCAGATGCATAGTTTGCATCGTAAGTATTAGCAGGAGCAACACCACCAGAGTAAGTAGTGGGATCATTAAGGTTATAACCAGGAGTATTGAGTTCCTTCCAATACATTAGGTTATTGATCGCTGAATACATCAACGTCCTTGCAGAGTTAAATGCCCAAACTGCTTCTGCTTCTTCACCAACAATACCGTTAGTTAGAGGGACACCAGCATCATCGAAGAATTTTTTAGTAAATTCAACGGTATTATAGTTACCACCAGATCCTACATCTTCAGCAATAGCATCGATGAAGTATCCAAGGTCACGACGACATTTCTCTTGATGAGGTGAATATGTACCTTCTTGCTCATCAGGTAGCTCAGTTAGAGAAGAAATATTTAATGCTTCGTCGATGAACTCCCAGAGTGTTGAAAGTGCCGATTGTACATCTGAGCAGTTCTCAGAATCAGTATTAGAGGTATTAGAGCCAGCAGTTCCATAAGGATCATTAGGTGATGGGTCAGCAGTAATTGTAAGGTCTTGATACGCAACCCAAGAGTCACCAGAGTTTACAGCATTAATTGTGCCTGAATAACCGTTAGCAAGAGCAACTAAACAACGATCTTTAGCCTTTTCGTATGCAAAGCGAGTTTCGGCCGCTTGGGCATTAACGTAGGTTAAATTACCGTTACTATCGAAGAATTGTTGGATAAACTTACGAGCATAACGATTACCACCTGCATACATGTCAATAGTGATTGCATCGATGAATAATCCGATATCTCTCTTACATTTGTCATCTGAAGGAATAGAAGATGAAGGATACTGAGTCTTCATGTCATCGAATGCCATTCCGATGATTAATGCTCTATTCTTCTGAATTAACCTGTATGCGTCCTTAAAGCGACTCCATGGGTTAGTAATAACGTCAGATGGGAAATAGTAGTCTTCAAACTGTATTGCAATACTTGCTTCAGCAAAATCAATGATTTCTTGCTTATTATTGGAAATATTGCGTTTTCCATCTAAGAATCTGTTTGCAGCGATTCCATGATAAGCAGAAACTGGATTTCCGTAAATAACCTTCTTATTTCGGATAATTTCGCCTTCTGCAAGAGTACCACCAGTAAGTTGAGAATATGTAATCTCAGTAGTCCTTACTTCTTCAAAATCAAGGAAATCAGCATTAATTCTGTTTGCAGAATCGTAAAGCTTAGTAGGAGTAATAGATGATTGTGAAATGTCGTCTAAGATGACATTAGGGTTAGTTAGACTAACTAAACGCTCAAATAGTAATCCGAAGAAGGTAGATCCTCTGTTAATGATCAATTCATCAACAGGGTCACCAGTTACAGGATCTGTGTAAGGTGCGATGTATGTAATCTGGCCTGCAATCTTAGATGAGGCAGAATAAATGTATTCGTTGAGTTTAAGGTCAAAGATACCAGTTTCAAACCTAGGAGTACCTGAAGTCTTACTTACAACGACTCTATCAGTAACAACACCTTGAGGGTCGATATTAGTCTCTTCAATGTAAGCAGTGTCACCATCGAGGTTAGTAATTGCTTCTCCAAACTCAAAGATAGTATCTGAGTTGATTAGAGTAACAGATTCTACTAATGCAGCGAATATCTCACCTCTTACAATTTGCTCGTTAAGATCAAATGTACCACCAGTTACATTGATAACATCTAAGTGGTTAGTACCTGAATCAATAACGGTAGCAACAGTATCAGTAGTCTCACCCTGTATTTGCATACCTAGGGTTGGGAAGATACCATAGTTTGCAGTACCACCAGATTGGTAAAGTGCAATTCTGTAGATAGGTGTAGGAGTAACTCCTAAGATTCTATAGTTAACTTTAGAAGGTGGTTTAGGTGGCTCAGCAAATACTAAATTACCACCAACGATTGTGAATGATTCACCAGGAGACTGGATAACACCGTTAAGAGTTATCATCAACTGATCTTGTTTAACAATTACCTGCTCACCCTCAACAGTAATTGGGAATTGCTTATCAATACCGTTAAACTGATCTGAGATATCATCAAGTTTCTTAACGATAGAAGTTAAGATTTCCTCAGAAGAAGTTAGACGTTTCTTACGGAAAAGAACCTCAGTATTGTTGTAATCAGTATAGATTGGTTGAGCAGCACCGAATGATGTAATCTGGTTTACATTACTATAGTTTTGTATGTTAACCTTCTTAGTAAACTCAGTACCAATTCTACGTCCAGATACGTCCTTACCACCAGTAAGTTGTAACTGACCAAACATATTGAAACCAGCAGGGTGGTTATTTTCT